GGGGCGGGGGTTAAATTGCCCATTTTGCGGAAAAGTAGTTGGTAAGGTTAGTGAGGTCGCGGTCGGTCATGGATCGCGGGGTGATGTAGATGGCCAACTCGGCGATTTTGCCGTCGAAGTAGTTCCCGTTGGGGGCTGCCGCAGTGGTAATGTTAGCTCCAAGGCCGAAGTATCTGTTGCTGGCGAAATTGATATTATTGTCGTTGGCGCTAATTGAGGCGACTTGGCTGTTGTTTTTGTAGAGGGATGTCTGGAAACTGGACGCCCTCGGGAACAGCACATATTGCGACTGCCAGGCCGTGCCTATGGTAGAAGTAGCAACAGTTGGAGACCAAAAGCCGTTTGTGTAAAAGCGCGGATAAAATGAGTAGCTGGCCCCGTCCCAATAATTGAAAAATACAAAATTCCCTGCGGCGCTGTCGCTTAACCGCATAAGTGTTGCGTCTGCTGGCTGGCTGTCCCACTTAATCACATAGAAGAAAAACACTTTGTTCTGACCCAATCCCCAATTGGCCGCATTGGAAACCAGCACATCGCTGGTGAAATGAACGACATTTTTCCCATTGAGGCCGGACGCTTGAATTTTTGGCTGATAGGTAGTATCGGACTGAATGAGATGTCTGCCGTTGCCGCTTTGGTCTTCCCAGCGGGCGATGGCCGCACCGTTTGCCGTGACAAGACTGCCGCCTGATGTTGCCGAGTAAAGCCCTTGCGTAGAGTCATACCATGCATACAAGCCCGGGATGCTCTTCGGATTCACAAAATCGGACCATACCAAAGTCGAGCCCAACCAAACCTCCGTAGCAGCTTGGCTGCCTAAGCGTATTTCGCTCGCTGTGGATATATCAGACATTTAAGGAATAACAATATAAAGAGTGTTTGCGGCAGGTGTGGCTGGCATGGCCGTAACGCGCTGGATTGAAGAAACATTGCCGCCGTTGGTGACATAGCTTCCAGACGCTTGCTTACCTGCAAGCAAAGTATTGATCTCCGACTCTGTGTAATAGCGATCATCGTGCGTGTGCGTGGTCGGCGTCCTGGCATCGGACAGGCGCGAGTCAGTCGTGATAACTGCCGTGCCTTGCACCGCAGCAGGCAGCACTTTTCCTACCGTGGTGATCTGCGCAAGTTTCGTGTCGGCAATAGCAGCGGCGGCGGAGATGTCGGCGTTGACAATGTTGGCGACGGTGGCGGCATCGACCATCTGGTGGAGGTTGGCAGGCGTGACGAGTTCGCCGTTGGTGAAGGTTTTGCCTTTGGTAATAGTGGCCATGGTTAATTAAGGGTGCGGGTTTCGGTGGGGTCGAGGGCGGAGCGGGTGGCTTCGGCGCTGATCTGGCGGAGGATGGGGCGGCCGCTTTGTGTGCGGAAGCGGAGGTCGAGGCCGGTGGCTTTGCAGCGCAGGGGGGCTTTGAGCGTGTAGTCTTCATCCTCCCCGGTGGTGTTCTCCAGGGCGGCGACTTGGAAGTCAGCGTCGTAGTCAGTAGTCACGGCATCTAGCGTGCAGGCGGAGGCGTCTGGCAGGAGCACGCTGGCTTTGGCTCGGGTGAGGCGTTTGGTATTGAGGCTCCCCCAGCCGTAGCGGCGGGTAATGAGTTCGGAGGGGATTTCGGTGTAGAGGTCTTGCGCGTTGGCGTAGGGCACTTCGTCGCCGTAGTCCAGCTCATCAAGCAAAAAGAGCGTCCCAGCGCGGCTGGCGGCGAAGAGTCGGCGTTGGCTGGAGTAGGTGGCGACCAGTAGCTCGTCGAGATTGATGGCGTAGGTGTCGCGGCTTTCCCACTGCGAATTGAGCGCGTTCCAGAGAAAAAGCGTGTTGTTGCTTGTGGCATTCTCGCCGATGGGCACGGCGAGGTAGTAGCGGTTGTTCCACCACTTGCCCACGGCGAGATGAGCGTAGTCGGTGTTGATCTCGTCGATCTGGTCGGCGATGGGGTCCGAGAGCGGCTGGGTGTTGGCTCGGAGCTTTAGGTCGAGCTGGGTGTCCAGCCGGTAAACTCCGGCGTCGGAGAGGAAAAAAACAAATTGCCCTGCCGTCTGGATCGAGCGGCGGGCTACGCAGCCGATCTCGTCGGTGAGGAGCGTGAGCTTGGAAACGGCGGAGTCCACCGTGAAATCTGTGCCGGTGGCGTTGCTGGTGTCGGCGAGGTTGGCAAGCCAGATCGAGTTGCGTAGGAAGACCAGCGCTTGGCCCTCGACCCATGGGTGGATGGCGACGAGGTAGTCGTTGCTGCCCTGGTTGGCGCGGAATGATTGGAAAAAAGGGTCGAAAAGATCAGGCTCAAGAACATCCGAGATGGCCACGGTGTCGCGGCCATCGGGGATCCAGAGTCTGTTTCCGATATAGCTGGCCCAGCCGGTGGATCGCAGGGTCTTGAAGGTCACGCCCTCGGCAGGCACGCCCGAGGCGGCGCGTTGAAACTCCATCGTCGATCCATCCCACCACAGCGGGGGCTTTACTCGGCGGATTGCGATGTCGGCGGAGACATCTGGCGCTGTGCCAGCGGGCACGGCGATGGTGAAGGAATTTGTGGTAGCGGTGAGGATGTCATACTCATGCCCCTGAAATGCCGCTTCGCTCCCCTCCTCTATCCGCACGCGCTGCCCGGCGGCGAGGCCATGGGCGGTGATGTGAACCGTGGCCGTGGTGCCCGAGACGGCAATCCCCGAGGCGGTGGTGTATTTCCAATCCCACGCTGGGAGCGTCATGTCAGCCTCGCGCAAGAGGTAGAAGCGGTTGAACGCTTGGATCGTCGAAACGCTGTCCGTTGGCTCGATGATCTCGTCGGACGCTGTGCCGGTGGCGGGATAGTTGATCTCCTCAATAGGCTCGTCTTGCCGGTAAAGAAAAGCCGAGGTCGGCCCGCAGAGGACGATGTATTCATTTTCATCGTCGTAATTTGGCGAGCTGAAAACGCCGCTGGCGAAGATGCCGCCGCTGTAGATTGTGCGCACGCGGGCATTGGCATCCAGCACAAAGGGCAGAGTAAGAGGCTGCGTGCCTGCCGATATGCCATCTCCCAGCCGCTTGGCTCCTTTGCGGGTCTGGGCTACGCCTCGGTCGAGGCGCATGTTTTCGACATACTGGACCATGCCCGGCTGGAGTTGCAGCGGGTTGAGGCGGGAGGCCATGCCGAGGAATCCGGCGTCGCCTTCGACTATGGTCTGATCGTCTGGCATCTACTTTCTATTGTGCGGATGCTTGTCAAGTAGGCTTCGGATGGCTGCTACGCTTAGGCGCATTCTGTTGTTTGTGGAAAACAGGTCTTTGATGGCGCTGGCGGTTTTGTGCGGGTTCGCAAGGATTTTTTGGCGAACCTTGGGCAGGAGATCGTCAGGGATGCCGGGGATGGAGTCTGGGGTTTTGTCAGAAACTTGTGGGCTTTTTTCCGAGATAACCTTGCCGGTCTTTTGCCGGTAGCCGGTTTGGTAGAGGAGTTGTCTGCTGCCGGGTTGCCAGTGCGGGAAATTTTCTTTCTCAACAAGGTTGGCACGGATTGAAGCGGCGAGGATTTTTGGCACTTCGCTTGGCTCGCAATCAAGATCGGCGGCGATTTCGTCGGTGCTGCTCCAGCCGGGCGGGAGCGAGTTGGATTTTTTGGCAAGGTGTTTCCAAGTGCTCATAGGTAGATGGGGGAGGTCATGGTGCGGCCGCGTTTTTTATCGAGCAGGAAATAGGTCTGCGTGGGCGGCTCGAAGCTGGCCTTGATCGAAAGGGCGTAAGCGTTGTAACCGATGAGGCTGCCGTTGCAGAGCCAGTGGCGGTTCTGCTGGTATTGGTGCCAGTGGCCGAAGAGATCAAGGTCGGCTCGGTTCGGCGACTTATTCCATGATGCTATTGCTTTTTCGGTAGGGATCGTGAGGCCCCCGATGCCGCCTTGAAATTTCAAACCGTCCCCATGATGGAATCGCAGGCGGCGGTCATAGACCGTCATGAAGTTAAAATAGCTGTCCGCAATCTGCCATTCGATCTGTTGGTCACCGTGGAAACGGCCTTCGAGGATGCGATACAGAAGCCACTCGTAAGAGTGCGCTGCACCTGTGGCGTGGCGGGGCTTCACGGTCGTGCGGCCGTGGTTGCCGTAGCTGGTGGGAATGATGATTCGCTTGAAGTGAGGCTTGAGCGTGGCGAGTCCGTCTGCGAGCCGGTCTTGGAGCCAGAGGATGACTTGCGTCGGGGTTTTGGAGTTCGATTCAGCAAGCTCTTCGTGAATCATTCCGGTCATCAAATCGCCGCCAAGCCAGAGGATGAGGTCGTCGATCTTGGCTCCGTGGCGCTCGATCTCGGTGAGGCGGCAAATGGTGCTGAAAAATTTTTCGATGCGGGTCTTGGCGATGGGCAGGCGGTATTCGTTGAGGCCGTTGACCGATGCCGCTTCCACCGTCTCTTCCACATGCCAATCGCTGGCGAGCGCGATGGCCACGGCCTCGGCTTTGTCGTTCATCGAGACGGAGAGCGGATGCGGGCGGATGCGTGTCTTGCCGAGCGATAGCGCGATGCCGAGTTGCTTTTCCAGCGATTCAACGCTGGCTTGGTATTGAGCGAGCTTGGCTTTGAGCGCATCGACCTCGGTTTTGTGCGCCTTGTCAGCTTGCTCGCGGGCTATGGAACTCCAGGATGTTTTCATGATGCTTCTTCCTCCTCTTCTTCTTCGTCGTCTTCCATAGGGAACAAAATGTCGCTGGTCCGCTCGGCGAGCTTCTCGACCGCGTATTCGTTCCCAAATTTAAAATCCATGTGGAATGTTTCGCCGCCTTCCTCCCAACTCACCACTGCGAGACCGACATCGAATTGATCGACGAGTTCCTTGCGGATGCGCTCCAGCACGGCTTTGCGGGTGGCGGGTTTGCGTTTGGCGCTCATGCAAATATATCCTTGCCTGCGGCGACTCGCTCGCGCATTTGGGCGAGGGTCAGTCCGGTGGGCACTTCGTAGTGAGGTGTGTCTTTAAAGCTCTTGAAATCTCCTCCCCATGTGAGCCCGAGGCTGCGGGCGGCTTGGCCGATCTCGGTGTAGATGGGCGAGTTTGTGAGGTAGGCTTTGCCTCTAAAAAGGCCGATGTCCCAGGCTGTGCCAAAATTGTGGTTGGAAAAGCCAGCGCGGGCGTTGGTGACTTTCGGGCCTGCGGTGGTGCGGCCCTTGGCGTAGAGCGCATCCTGTTCGGCGTAGCTGCGGAGGCCGCTGATGATGCGGACTACCACACCGTGCTTGGCTGCGAGGTCGAGCGCGAGTCGCATGAACTCTCGCGCTCTCGGCTGGGCGGCCGGGTGCAGCGTCGAGATATTCCGCTCGGTGCGCTCGTCGAAGGTCATTTGCTCGATGTAGGCTTTGGCAGCTCCGGTAGCGCGTAGCAGAAGGTGCCGTAGTCCGTCTTGAGGCAGACTTGGGGCGAGCCCATGCTGGCGCATCCGCCGAGGAGCAGGAGGGCTCCTACGGCAAACGCGGTCGCCAGGAGGCCGGTGACGATCTGGGCGGGATGGATCATTTCTTCTCGTTGCGGAAAATCTCGATGAGGGCTATGACCGCCGCCACGGCGCTGCCAATACTTTCCCAATGCTGGGGAGAAAGGCTCAAACCAGCGAGGCCACCGAGGACGGCGAGGCCGCGAAAAGTGGACGGTTGTTTTAGGTGCGAGAGGAATTTATTCATGGGGGTGTTTTTTGTTGCGGAGAATGGCGTAGAGGGAGGCGAGACCGACGGCACAGCCTATGAGCAAGGACGCGATACGCAGCCACGCTTCCAGCTCCGGCAGCATGGAGACCGTGAGGCCCGTCGCCGTAGCGAGCAGGCCGGTGATCGAGGCGCTGGCTTGGTGAGTGTCCATTAGCTGAGGGCGGCTGCGAGTTGAGCGCCAGTAATTGCTACCGTGCTTTGTTGCTTTGCGCGTTCACCGATGGAGTCTGCCACCGTCAATTCATTTGCCGGTTTGGACCAGACGGCGGTGGCGTTCTGCGCGGCTGTAGGAATGTCTCCGGTCGCTGCTGGTGAGGCAGGCAGGTTGTCGGTTTTGGCTTTGATGGCCGAGATGTCGCTGTTTGCTGGTGCGGTGTAGGAGCTGCCTGCGAGGCGGGTGCTCACGGCGGCATCCACTCGGGCCAGTTCGGTGGCAAGTTCGGTGCGAACCTGTGTGGCAATATCGGTTGCACTTGGGACGGTCGGCGCGTTGGTGAGAGTGGTCACAACGGCAAGCGTGCCGGATGGCGAGAGCCTTGATGAAATAGCGGTATCGATGCGCCCGGTAACGGTGCTTGTGAGGCCGACATCGGCAAGGGCTGTGTCCGCTTCGGCGTTGACTTGCGCGGCGGTGAGGGTTGATCGACTGGAAACTGCGGCGTCGAGATTAGCAAGCTTGACGCTGTTGGCGTCCATTTCCTGACGGATTTGAACTACACTTGGAACCGTGGGCGCATTTGTGAGCGTTGTCGCGGTATCCACAAGCCCGCCCGTGATGGTGCGGCTGCCTGCACCCCAGACTGCGCTTGCCACGGCAGCGGGATCGAGGACGGCTGTGCCGGTGGTCTGCATTGTTGCGCCTGTGCCTGCGGTGACGCTGTGCGTATCCGGCACGGTGAATGTGACCGATGTTCCGCTCACGACCGAGGCGATGGTGTAGGTGCTGTTCCACTCGGAGTTCGATGCGCCGGTCACGGTGATCTGGTCACCAACGACGAGCGGGTAGCTATACGCCAAGGTTGCCGTTGCGGTCGTGCCGCTGCGGGTTGCCGTGAATGGCATCGACGGGCCGTAGTTGACGCTCAACGCCACCGATCCGCGAGCGGGGACGGTGAGGCGTCCGGCGAGGGCGCCGGATGCGTAGCTTACGCCGCTGCGGACATCCGTCGGGTTGGCTTGGCCGAGGTTGTTGTCGGCTGTGTAGAAACGGACGAATGAGCTTGAGTTGATGCCGTCAAGAGCGTGTTGGATGTAGCTGGCTGTAGGGCTGCTATTAAGAATCCAACGAGTTGCGTTAATAGGCTGAGTTCCGTTTTGCGAGCTGACGAATGTGCCGCTGAATCGGTTGGTCGCACTGGCGTTTGTGGAGGAAATGGCGGCAGAGGCGTTGGCGGCAGTAATTGTGCAAGCTGTGCAAACGAGAGTTCCGCTTGAAGCGTTAGAAATTGCGGCCGATCCAGATGACGCCGTCACCGTGCTTGAATTTACTGATATTGTTCCTGTTTGTGCATTGTTGATTGCCCCGAAACTTGAGCCTGCAACAAGCGTTGAAGAACTTATCGTAATATTTCCAGACGAACCATTGTTTACGGCAACATTGTTAACGCCTGACCCACCGCCTGTTATTGTGCAAAGGCTTAATGAAATTGTTCCTGTAGCAGATCCGTTGGCGACGCATATGCCTGGGTTCCCCCCGCCAGCACTAATTGATCCGCCAGAAATCGAAATGTTTCCAGTGCCATTATTTGCAATAGCCATGGTGGAAGCGCCGGTGCCAGCCAATAGCGTTGATGCGGTGACGCTAATAGAAGCGGCTCCGCTATTTCTCACCGCATTAGCATTCGTGGAAGACCCGCCAATCAAAAATAGTGAATTAATATTTAGTGTTTCACTGGAGGCTGTTAAATCAAAACATAATGTAGTCCCTGCGCGAATATCAGTAGTTAGATTCCGCACAGTGTTCATAACAAAACCACCTCCACCCGTTGTTGCTCCTGCGGCGGTATTTGTAGCCGTGGTCAGGGTAGCGCGGGCGCGAGCTTGGCCGGTTCCCGATCCTACACCGTTGGCTTGGAAAATTGTGCCGACCGCATTTGAGGCTGCGCCGGGAAAGGTCGTCGTGCCGGAGGATGTGATCTCATACCATTGACCGCTCACGAATGATCCGGCATTGACGATGGGGTTGTTGGCTCCACCGATGTCGATGTTTTGATCGATGGTGACCGTGAACCCGTTTGCATAAACGGTGTCGCCGTTGCCGGGCAGGACACCACCGTTCCATGTGCCGGTGGCGGACCAGTTGCCGGAGGCGATTGCGCGTGCTGTTGCCATAATATTAGATTCCTTTCGAGATGATGAATGTTTGGAGTGCGGCGTGAATTGCTGTCACGGCTGCGAGAGTCGGCTCGTCGGCTTGATCGAGCTTGCCGAGGCGGATGTTGAGGGCGTGCTGCGGGGCGGTTTCCACCATGTCGCCGTCGATGCGCGTGGGAACGAGGTTGCAGACGACAGAGGCGTCTGGTTGACCCTCGGCATTGTATGAGCCGCTGACGATTAAATTGAGCGAATAGAGCGGGTAGGATTTTCCGTCGATTTCGATTGGGTTGGTGGCTTGCATATTATGAGTAGGTTAGAGTTTCTTTGGAAGACCACTGCCCGACTGCGGATTGCTCCGAGGAGACATCGCCTGCGGCGTTGGTGGTGATTTTGTAGATGGTCCACTCTGCGGCGTCCTCGGCGGGGCCGGAGGCGGGGTAGTCTGCCCAGGCGAGGCGGCCGAGGTAGAGGTGGTTGCCGTCCGCAGCGTGCAGGAGTTGGTAGTCCGAGGGGTCGCGGGGACGGGCTATTCTGAAAACTTCGTTGTTTTGGTCCTTTGAATACAAGCGCCGGTCGGGGAGGTTGAGGGCGAGTTGACCCTGCGCCACTTGCGCGGCTGTAGGGACTCGGCCGGGAACCGTGCTTCGCAGGAGTTTTATGACCGTGGCCATTTGGGAAGTTTTAAGTTTTAAGGATTAAGTTTTAAGAAAGGGGCCCTGGGGCGGCGGGCGGGTTGGAACCGCACCGCCGCTGTGGGGAGGGAGGGGAGCTTAGAAGCTGCCGCCGTCGAAGCTGATGCCGTCGATGCTGCCGCCGGTGATGGCGACATTGTTGGCATTCTGCGTGGACATCGTGCCGAGTCCTGCTGCGGTGGTCTCCAAAGTGGAGACGCGGCCTGTGAGGGCTGTCGCTGCGGATTCGATGGAGTTGATGTCACCTTCGGCAGTTGACACACGGCCTGCAAGGGCTGTGGCTGCTGACTCGATGGCGTCGATGTCGCCTTCGGCTGTGGTGACGCGTGCGGCCAGAGCGGAGGCGTCGCCTTCGATGGTCGTGGCGCGGCTCTCAAGCGCGTTGATGTCGCTCTCTGCGGTGTCGAGGCGTCCGTCGAGGGCGCTGTCGGCTGCTTCGAGTGTCGCCACGGCCGAGCTGAGGGCGCTGGAGGCGCTATTGGCGAGGGTGGTGATGGCTCCGTTGAGGTTGGAGTCTGCGGCCTGGAAGGCTGTGACAACCTCTGTGAGGGAGTCGAGCGAACCGGGGGTGACATTGCTCAACACATTGTCGATGCGAGTTCCGAGGGCTTGCTCCGCTGCGACGGCGCGGGAGTTTTCGGAGCTGATGCTGGAGTTCAGCGTCGAGACTTCGGATGCGAGGTCGGCGTTGGTAGCGAAGTGGCCTTCGCCGCCGATGACAACTGAGGTCGAGCCATTGCCGATCCAGAGTTTGTCGTCAACGAAGCTATGGGCCAACTCGCCGAGAGCGAGGCCGGTAGGGGCGCCGGAGGCACCTGTCAATCTGCGTTTAATGCGTAGGGTATTAGCCATGATGTTTTGGGGGGTATTGGGGGTTGTTACTGCGGGGGTTGCCTAAAACTCACCGCCGTCCGTGTCGGACGAGATGGGCTTGTAGGAAAGGGTGTCCACATCCCAGCGGTGCGGGATGTTGGTATCTGCGGGAAAGTAAATGCGGGCGACGGTGCCGGGGTTCGGGAAATCGGCCACGGAGTCGAAGCGCTGCACATCGTCAAAGTCGTCGGGGATCATCGAGCCACTGATCTGGCCCGCTGAGTCGAGCTGGGGCAGAGCGATGTTTTGCGCCGCGCCGGAAAAGGGATTGAAAAAAACCTGCGACATTAGGTATAGGGCGGGAATTTAATCTCGGCGCTACGGAGTTCGGCGTTGTCTGCTGTGGGGGGGTTGGCTCCGAAATAGGTATTCACGATTCGGGCTACCGAGGTGCCGTTGAAAGTGAAATCGACATAGCTTGTGTTGTTCGTCGCGGGGGATGTGAAACGAACATTTTCATACTTCGTATAAGCGGGAGTGGGAAAACCTGTGCTCACCCGCAGAGCCCCATCTGGTGTGGCTTGGACGGGCTGGACAATTCCAGCGGTGTTGCGGGCGGCGATCTGAATTGTGGGGTTACTCATGTCGTTATTTTTATTATGGGAGAGGGTGTCAAGGGGGTGGTTATTGGAAGCTGGCGGAGTAGCGTCGGACCTCGCCTTTTCTCAACCACGCGTCATCCATGCGTTGTTGCAGGATGCCTTCGGCGCGGGAGAACTGGTAGTTGGCTTTGTCCATCTGGCCGTCCTCGGAAAGCGTTTCGGCGAGTGCGTAAAATTTAAGGTAATCAGCGAGGAAGGCGGGGATGCGGTGGCGTAGCCAGAACTCCTCATTCGTCGGGAGATTGCCGGTCGTGTCGGCGAGGGCTTCGTAGCAATCGCCGGTCGAGTTGTAGTAAACGAGGTCGCCAGCGGAGTAGGTGTTGGAGGAGTTGAACGCGGTGCTGGTGAATTTTGGCTGAGGCAGCGAGAACTCCACATACACCGGACCCGAGACATAGTTCTCGTCGATGATGACGAGGCTGTCGCCGGTGATGACGAACTCCAATTTCTGCGTGATGGCATACTCGCTCGGCTTGTCGGAATAAACCGCGACAACATTGCCGATAGGCGTCTGGCCTGTCTGGATGAGCGGAATGTAGGGCAACGCATCCTCGGGAGCCTCGTTGCCGGAATCCTCGACATAGGTTGCCGTGGCGCGGTCGTTCCACGCGACATTGAGCGCGGTGTCGATATTGGAAACCTCGCCGCTTGTCGTGGTGCTCACCCGCTTGATGCGCCACACAAGGTCGGAAAATTCCGAGCCCTGCACAGCGCGGCCAATGTAGGAGGTCGTGCCCTGGTAATCGTGCTCGTAGGTGTAGCCTCCTTCGGCAAAGCCAGTGCCCAGCACAACACGCTTCTCGGTGTAGTTCGTCTCCGGCCAATCAAAGAAAGTCCATGCCGTCGCGGCAGCGGTGGTCAAATACTCCGCCAGCGCCGTGGCTTGAGAAGCCATGAGCGGCTGCGCGGGGTCGATGCCCATGCGGCTGATGACGCCATCGCGGACGGTGCGGTAGGGCGTGGCCTTCATTGTGCGCCTCCTTGCATTTCTTCGGCGACTTTCTGGAGACCAGGCTGGGCGCCGACTCGGCCGATTTGGGCGTTTTGCTGTTGTTGGACCTGGAAGGCGAAGGATTCCATGCGGGCGTTGAGCATGGCGGCGAAGATTTGGTCTTGTTGCAGGCGCTGCTGGATGGCCGGGTTGCTCTGGATGATGTTTTGCAGCGTCTGCAAACGGAGCTGGAAGTTTTGCCCTTCGCCTTTGAGTGGCGGCTCGGTGCCTGCGGCGATTTTGGTGAACTGGACCTGCTCGTCGTCGATCTCTTGCTGGCTGGCGGCCTCAGCGTCGCGGATGAGGAGCTCGGAGAGATTGGGGTCGATGGAGCCGAAGAGGAATTTGACGAGACCGGCGCGGTCGATGACGCCTTGCGTGTCGAGGGGGATGAGCTGCGTGAGCCCTTGCAGCTTGATTTTGAGAGCCTCGGAGTCGAGCGTGCGGGCGTCGAAGTCGAGGCGGAGATCGTATTTGCCTTGGATATCCTGGCGGCTGGCGCGGAAGGGTGTAGGCAGTCCGCCGGCGACTCGCACGAATTGGATATCGTCGAGGTATTGCTGACAGAGTTGGAATGTCTGGCCGAGGATGAGGGCCATGTCGGCGAGCCAGGTATCGACCAGATCCTGCTGGGCGAGCAGTGCCCGCTGCGGGGCCATGTCGGCGCGGGGAATGCCGAAATACTCGTCCACATCGCGACGGGTGGCGGCTTCGATTTCAATGGTGCCCATGTCATTCACAGGCGGGGCCATCCATTGGAATTCGCCGGGGCGACGCTCTGGGAGCATCTTGGCAGGGCCGAGCACGATTTCCATTTTTCCTCTCGAGGCCGGGATTTTAAGGGGAGGGAGAATGGTCAGTGAGGCGCGGTCACTACGGTAATCGCGTTGCACCTTGATCTCGCTCTGCTGGCTGGCGACGAGCTCGGGCACGCCTCGGGCCTCAATGAGGGGGCGACTGGTGCGCTCGAGGGGTAGCTCGATGAAGGGATACTGACCGTGCTCGTAGCCCATGGCCTCGGACTTGGCGACGCGGTCTACAACGCTGGGCTGAATGTGGGTGCAGATGACCTCCATGGCGCCGATTTTTTCGTTCCACTTTTTCTGGTAGACGCGCCAGACCTCGATCATGTCGCGGTCGTCGGAGAGCAGGAATGTATCGGTGATGCGATACATGTTGCGGCCGGTGCGGCGGGAGATGCCTTTGTGCTTCACGGCTTCTTCGATCCAGCGTGGGTCGTAGTCCTCGGTGACTTCGCGCTCGCGGAGTTCGTCTTCGCGCAATAGCTCGCGGCAGGCGATGAAGGGTGCCCGCTGGAGGTCGTAGGTGGAGGGCGGGAAGATGATGTCCTCCCACGGCTCGTAGGCTTGCCAGTCGGGGAGGTTCTCGAAGATGTAGGGCGAGTCGTATTCAAACGCTCCGGTTTCGCGGAGCTTGCGGACATTGGCTGCGGTGCCTTGGCCAGGGAGCAGGAGATCCATCTCGCGGGCCACGGCTTCTTCCTGCGTGGGGTCGAGGATGGCCTCGATCATCATGGCGATCTGAGGGTCGCCGGTCTCCATGTATTGCATCTGGAGAGACTCGAGCGTGAAGGTGAGCTTTTCGTTGCGAGTGGTGCGGCGCCAGAAAACGCCCATGACGGCGAGGCCGTAGGTCTCGCGGATGTTTGCGGCGAGTTCGATCTCGCGCTTGGTCATGGCTGCGCAGTGGGAATTGAGGATCCACTGGATGACGGTCTCGACTTTGCGGCCGGCCATGATGTCGGTCGTCTCGGTGGGCATCACAGCGAGACGGGCGCGGGTGAAGGAATTCTTCATAAGCCGCACGCGCTCATTAATTAACATATCGGAAAGCCGTATGCGCGAATCACTCGCCCCATCCCATGGGAATGCGTTTTTGCCGAGGTTCGACGAGTATTTGCGGCCGGTGTCGTCTTGCCCCGGCCAGAGGCAGAAGCGCTGGTTGTAGTTGAGATTTTTGCGCGACCAGTAGTTCGCGGCGTCGGTCTCCGCTTCTTCGACGAGGCCGATGATTTCTGAGATGTCCGAGGATTTCATTGGACGACGATGGTCGGCTTGGCGGTGGTGGTGACGACGGTGTGGGGGTTGGCTTTTTTGAATTCCTCGCGGAATCCTTTGTCCTTCCAGCAACCGGGGTAGAGGTTGTTCCAGTAGATGTAGGAATCGAAATCGACGGACATGGTGTGCTGGCCGATTCCTTCGACCGTGCTGCGGGCTGCGGCAATGCGGTCGCTGGCGGCTTTGATGCGCTGCTGGCGCATCTCGGCGTTGACCATGCTGGCGTGCCAGCCGGTGCGGAGTTCCTCAGTGACCAGCGGGGCGAGGTCACCAAGATCGGCTTCGAGTTCTACTGCGAGGTCGGACATTTAGAAAATTGTCCCGCATTGGGAGGGGCGCTCAGGGTTTATCTGGAGGGTGGTGAGCGCCCCTCCGTAGGGCCTATGCGGGGGAGGCTGGATTAGGCTGTCGGTGCGAACTTGCCGAGAGCCAGAGGGCTCTTGACGCAGAGGGCGCAGATCGCGTCCACGATGCCGCGTGGGCCACCGCCACGGTCTTCCAGTTCTTGGAAGCGGGGCTTGCGGTTGTAGCGGAGCTCGACCATGTCCATGTCGAGGACATAGCCACGGCCGTTCTGCACAGCGGCTGCGTTGGTGGTCGCGTCAGCGGCCAGGAAGAGCGATGGGATGAGCTCGAGAGTGCCGAAGTCGCCCTCGAAGATATCCACCGTCGAGACGATTTTATTCTCGTCCTTCTGGTTCAACACGCGGATTGCCGAGGCAACATTGGTGCTGGCGAACTGAGTGCGGGTGAAGGATGTGAACTGGCGCTTGAGCGTCGGTCCGCAGACGAGGCTGTAGGTCGAAACCTTGCCGGTCTGGGAGTAGATGCTCTGGAGCATGTCCTGGATGTTGTTTTCAGTGAGGCTCGCTGTGGCGGTCGCGTTGATCGAGCCAGCAGGGGTCAGGTAGTTGGCGTTGACGGGGAGGTCACCTTGCGCAGTGCTCTGGATCCAACGACCGAGGCCACGGGTGAGGTAACTATTCGCACCGCTCTGCTCGCGGGAGTTTTGGTCCGAGCAGAATGTGGCTTCCATGTCGCGCTTGAGCATCTCGAGGGATTTGCTGACGGCGCGGGCCATTTCTTTCTTTTTGCCGATTCCTGCTACCTCAGAAACGGTGTTCGCCAGATCGTCCACAGAGGGAACGCGGCGGAACTTCTGAATGCGGGCCGAGAGGAGCACGCGATTCGCGGCTTGGTCTTCGTAGTCGGAAGCGGTGACATCCGAGTTCGAGAGGACACCGGCGAGCGTTGGAGTGCCGAAGGCGTCGGCTTGCCACTGGGTGAGGGGGTTGATGGGTTCAGCGCCCTTCTTCGCCATGGAGACGACGGGGCATGATTTGGCGTCCACGACTGCGATGAGGTCGGAGAGGTCCTGGCGGATGCCAGTTTGGGAGGTGATGAGTGTTGCGGGCATTGTGTTAAGGGGGGGTTGGTTTGGATTTGGGGGGTTAGAGCGCTCCTTCAAGGAACGCGGCGATGTCGTCGGTCTTCAGTGCGGATCCTCGAGTGAGCAGGTTTCTTGCTCCTTCGCGGTTCGCTATGTCTTGGGCGGGCACTCGGGCACCTTTTGCAGGGCTGGGCGGGTTGCTGGTCTTCACGGGGGATTTCGACTCGGTCTTGGACGCTGCGGCTTTTTTCTGGGCGGCCTCGGCACGGGCGAAGCGGAGCTTCATGCCTTCCATCGCGTCTCCCACGATCATCTCGAGTTGGGGGAGATTTTTGAGGTAGGGATGGGCTTTGATGGTGGCCAAGAGGCTTTCGTGCTCTTGGGTGCCTGCCTTGAACAGAGCCGGGTAGACGGCCTTGGCTTCGTTGAGGACCATGCTGCGCTGCGAGATCCATTCCTTGCGCTTGGGGGCGTGCTCGGTGAGGAGCTCGTCGGCGGTGGCGAGGTATTCACGAACCTGGGAGGGCTCGTAGTAGACATCCTCGCCGGCGGCATTCTGGACGGTGCCGCCTTCCAAATTCTTGATGGCCCAAGCGCGGATTTTCTTCGCGGTGGCAACCCGGTCTTCGAGTTGCTCGGGCGTTTCCACATCGGCGAGCGGGTCGCTGGCAGTGGGCGTAACTTGGATGGGAACGGTGGCGTCGAGTTTGGCTCGCAGCTCGCTGACCTCGCTCTCGAGCGTCTCGGCGCGTTCTTCAGCCTCGCGGCGCTTGGCCGTGATTTTGTCGATGCGCTTAAGGAGCTTCTCGGGGACGGGGTTCTTTTCCTCTTCCGGCTCGGCGTCGTCTTTGTCCTCTTCGGACTCGGCGTCGCTGTCGTCGTCAGTGTTTTCGTCGGTATCCTGTGAAAGATCAGTTTCCGCTGAGGCGTCCTCCGTCTCGGTGGCCTCTGGCTGCGCTTCTGGCGCGGCTTCGGTCTCCTCGGCGGCGGGTTGTTCCTGCGGGGTTATCTCTTCGAGATCGAAGCCGATTTCGGCTGCAATGTCGGAGAGCGTCATTGGGGTGTCGTTTGTGTCTGGCGTCATGGTTTCCAACCAAGTGGGTCAGTGCCTTCTGGGGCGAGCGGCACAGGGGCTCGTTGAAATTCAGAATGACGACAGAATTCTGGAAATCTATAGAGCCGCACCCAGAGCGGCAGAAACAGGCATCGACCGA